GAGGGAGTGGTGGCAACAGCAAACGGAACTCTACGAGGATATTGGGATGGTAGCGGAAACCTTGGTATAAGTGACGGCAACCTAGTAATAGGAACCGCTGGTCACGGTATTGACTTTAGTGCTACGTCAGGTACAGGAACTTCAGAGCTTTTGGATGATTATGAAAAAGGGACATTCACTCCAACAGCAAGTTTTGCTTCGGGAGGCACTCCCACCTATACCACACAGCAGGGAGTTTACACCAAAATAGGTGATGTAATGCACGCTTGGGGTCTGATCACATTTAGTTCGGTTAGTGGTTGTAGTGGGGGATTGCGTATAACATTACCTGAAACAGCTAGTGAGGTTACTCTAACTAATCAACACATGGGTACTATTTGGTTCATCGTAGGTTTAAATTATAACTCTTACGGTAACTATGGTATTCAAGTTGGTGTTAATGGTACTGTGGGTGATGTATACGCCTTTGCTTCTTCAACTGGTAACAACTACGCAGGTCTAAACGCTTCTAGTTTTAGTGATAACACAATGCTTAAATATCAACTTACTTATAAACTCGCCTAAATTATAGACCGTTAGCACGTCTTAAAACTAAGCCATAAACCTGTTTTAATCGGAGATTAATCCTAAATGGCATTAACTAAAACCCAAGAGAACGATAAGATTGAAGTTGTTCGTAAGTGGAACGTTCAAGTTAGGCGTGCAGATATTATTCTTGAAGATGGAAAAGAAATTTCACGTTCATTCCATAGACATCTATTAGTACCAGGAACATTAGACGATAGTGATAATTTAGTAGCTACAGATATCAGTGGAGAAGATGCAGATGTTCAGGCTATATGTAACGCAGCGTGGACTTCTCAAGTAAAGACTGACTACACTGCTTACTTAGTAGCTAATAAGCCTAGTTAACAGATGGGAGAGCCACCTCTCCTGCCACGTTATTCTCTACCTCCAGCCCTGGAGATTCCAAGGGTAACTCTAGATCAACCGAAGGCACTAATTCCTTCATATCGTCCTTTAGTTGTTCCACCTTCTGATTTACAAGGCCCTCCAGGAGTATCTTCTGAAGGTGGGGAACAGAAATCCAAAGAAGAAAAGCAAAAACAACAAACGCCAGAAATTTCATTACCTAAAGAAGTCACTTCGTTCACTATACCTTTTACAGACTATGAAGTGCCAGTTCCTAGACAAGAAATCCTAGTAGCTGCTGGTACTACAGCTTCAGTATCCGTAGTGGCTACACTAACAGCTACTGCTGTATTTAAAAGAAGCGTACAAGTATTAAAACCATTAGTTAATCAGATTGTGAAGAAGATTCAACAGAAGAGGGGGAAGAAGACTCTTTCTTGGGCAAGGCAACGATTGGTACAACGTCGTGGCAGATATGCTCGATACGGCTCCCGGGGCGTAAGGTAAAGCCCAGCTTTTGGAGAGAGGCACATTCCTTAATACGAACTAGCTCATAATCCAGCCTTAATTTCTCCATTTGTCTTCTACCAATTGACTTACAAAGTTCAGTAATTGATCCGTCAAGTGGGACCATAAAATTTAACTGAACTCCCCAATTTTCATTCATTGTGTAACCCTCAGAAGACATATCTCCATCAAAAGGTTTGACGTGATTACCCATATAAAATGGAGTGAAAGTCATGGTAGAACCGTTGCAAACAATGGATGGTCCTAACTGCTGTCTCGAAGGTGCTCCGTTATTTTGGAATTGCACCGCTTGATTGGTTACATTTCCTGTCGCAGCCGCCTGCGGATTCGAGGTATTACTTACTTTTGGATCTTCTGCTAATACTGGAAGACTTATTGAGAGAAGACAGAGAGCGATGTAGTAGTGGAAGTTTGTTCTATGGTTCTTTCTATATCGTGAGTCTCTACTACTCCTGCTGCTCTGGTTGTTACTTCCAGAGTGAATGGATCTCCAGCGGTGTGGATTGTAAAGACTGAATCTGAATCTACGATTCCTCCAGAAGTTGCTGAAGTGTGATTTATATTTTCTCCACTCCATTTAGAATAAGCACCTCCAAACACCTCTGTCTCCACCGTTTCTTCGATGTCGATCTGAGTCACTGTAGTCGATTGCATCGATCCTTGAGTGAATGCGGGTGTAATTGGATTTGCCCTTACAGCAACTGGACTTAACAGTAGCAAAAGTAATAAACATCTTTTCATACTTTTGTAACCTTTCTATCTTTAACTCCTTCAATCTTAATCGGAGTTTCTATAATTATGTGTTGAGTTGCGTTATTAGTTTTATCTTTATGCTCTTTCTTTTTAGCTGTATCAATTCCAAACGTAGCTAAAGCACTGGTAAAAACGAAAGTTATGAAAGTTATATCGTTGTTCTGTTTATTATCCATACCTGGTAAAGGTAAGTAATTTAAAGATATGATAAAACCAGACCACACAACGACTCCAAGGCGTACAAATGTACCAAGAACTTGAAGTTGTTCCTCTTTATCTGCCATACCATCCTTAAGCCTTCCTATAAGAGTTTCCTTTTTTTCAGTCATGCCTTTTAAATCTGATAAACAGAAAAAATACCTATACGCTAATAAGCCTAGCGTAGCTAAAGAGTTTTCTAAACACTCAAAAGATGCCAAAATGAGTAAAGGTTATAAATTGAAAAATGACTAGTGTAAATACTGAAGGATCTAATGTACGGGAGTGGAGGCAGTTAAAAAGCAGTCCAACCAGTGGTAGTGCATATTCGTTAGCTTCTGGAAATCAAAGTGGTGGTGGAAGTACTAATACAGGTAAAGGTATTGGAGGCTTTTTAAAAAAAGTTGGTAAGTTCCTAACAACACCAGCGTCTGAAAAGATATATGAGGAATTTGCTGAACCATATTTAAATAGAAAAAAGGAAGAGGGTATAGATGTATATGGACCAGGTGATGAAGAACCTCGTAACTTACGTGGTACAGGTGATAATCAAGCTAAAGGACCATTATCAATCGATGAAAATTTTGAACCTCATGAATGGGCTAAATATAAAAGTTTTGAAGACCTAACAGCTTATTCACAAAAACTACACGACCAAGCTGCTGCATTTGATGCAAGCAGAAGAGCTAGTGCAGATCCAACAACAGATGCAGGTAAGTCTACACTGTCCTTTTTAGATAAATATCAAGTATATAAAGGTGGTAATCCTTGGGTTAATACAGATCAAGCTAGACGTGAATATGAACAGGGAAGACAAGAATATCTTGCTTATAACTTCCAAAAACAGATGGCAGAGAAAAATATGACGGATGGATATGAAGTTGCTGGTGGAGAATCCCCTTATTCAGATTACGCAGCTAGATCTGCGGTTGAATCTGGTCAAATTCCTTCTTATATGACTCAAAGTCAAATACGAAGTATTTTAGCTAAACCTGGAAGAACTTCTGACTACCATTTAGATATACTGAGAGGTATGCTTAAGGGTGTTTGACCTATACTCAAATTATCTAATAATTAAAAACTATGGCAAGCGATAGACCAGGAGTATCCACAAACTTAGGTAAGAAAGCTTGGGTATCTGGAGGTAGTTACCTTATAGATCCAACAGGACATAAAAAAGCTGGTAAAACTCAAAAAATCTACAACAAAGCTAAAGATAAAGGAGCAGGTGGATCTGAAAAAGACTGGTTAAAGAAAACAGGTCCACAACTACCTAAAGTATGAGGTTCTCCCTACGTGATGTAGCTACCTTTTATTCTGGTCAGCTTCATCAGAAGGAGGCTTTAGATTTCCTTCAGAATTACATCCCTGTTTCGATTGAGGAGAGGTTTGAGGATCTATGGAAGGGTGGCCCAAAGAATGAAATTCCATCTCACGTTTCTTGGCACGAGCGACTAAAGCAGCTTCTAGAGCCTGAAGTTCAGCTTCATGAGGAGATGGATGTTGAGAAAGTGTATCTTCTATTTGCAGAACTCCTAATTCAACAAAGTAAATCTGCTAACCCTGAGTATGCAGATAGGCTATTAAGCCTTATAGAAATTAAGAAGAATAAGCAGAAACGAGATTACAACTGGATGGATTAGTAGTATTCTTACTAAGACCTGATCTTTTTCCAATGGTTCTTCTAGTTAAACCTATTCTTTTTGCTTTTCTAAAATCTGACAGCGTTAAACAGCTTATTGTAGACCTGCTTACAAAGCTTGTTGAGTCTACTGACAATACTATAGACGATGCTGCCGTAGAATTAGTTAAAACTAAGTTGTTTTCAAAAAAGTAACAGAGCTTTACGTTTCCCCTTGGAGTAAAGCTTTACTTAAATACAACCAGAAAATGGAACAAAACAATGGCTAGAAGAAAATCAGTAGGAATGGCTACTGAGAATGAGTTACAAGCTCTTCACAGGTTAGTAGCTGAGAAATTAGTCGATCAACTTCATAGAGAAGATGTGAAAGCTTCTGACTTAGCTAACGCTATTAAATTCCTTAAAGACCAAGGCATCACTCTGGATAAAAACGGAGATATGTCTGCTATTGGTGAGATGATCTCTAATCTCCCTGAAATAGATATGTCCAAAGTTAAATCCTATATAAGTGCCTAAAAGTGAGAAGCAGCAACAAATTATTAAGGAGGCTTTAGATAGCTTCCCAGTTTTTGCTACCCACCTTTGGCACTTCTTAAGGCTTCCTAGTCCTACTCCTATTCAGTATCAACTTGCAGACTATTTGCAGAATGGTCCTAATAGGAGAATCATCATGGCTTACCGAGGTTGTGGTAAAAGCTTCCTCACAGCAGGCTACGTGCTCTGGAGACTGCGGAAAAACCCTGATACTAAGGTATTGGTCATTTCAGCAGCTCAAGACCGTGCAGACGCTTTTAGCGTGTTCTGCCATGATTTACTTAGAAACTGGTTTATGGTCCAAGATCTCTTCCCTAGCGACACTCAGAGGTTCTCTAAGGTCGCTTTTGATGTTTTTGGATCTAAACCCGATCAAAGCCCTTCCGTTCGTTCTAGTGGCATATTCGGGCAAATCACGGGGTCTAGGGCAGATCTGATCGTAGCTGACGATGTAGAGACACCTCAAAGCTGCGAAACTCAGCTTATTAGAGACAAACTTAGAGAAAGTATTAAAGAATTTGACTCTGTTATAAAGCCTGGGGGAGAAATTGTTTTCTTAGGTACTCCCCACACGCAGGACAGCATCTACGCCAAGCTGGAATTAGCTGGCTATACACCTCGAATCTGGCCTGCCCTATATCCTACCGCTAAGAAGCGTAAAGATTATTATCAAGGACGTTTAGCTCCTAAAATTTCTTCTGATTTAGACGATGATTCTACACTGGCTGGTCACCCTACAGATCCAGGTAGATTTGATTGGGAAGAACTAGAGTCACGTAGAGAATCTATTGGTAGGTCTACTTTTAACCTCCAATTCCTATTAGATATAAGTCTTAGTGATGAAGAGAAATATCCTCTTAAACTACAAGATCTTTGTGTATTCCGTTTAAACAGAGAACAAGGTCCAGATAAAGTTATTTGGAGTGCTAACGGTGATAAAGCTTTAGATCTGCCCTCTGTAGGTTTGCACGGTGATCTCTTTTACAAACCCGCCCAAATCGGCTCTGAATTTGTCGAGTACACTGGTGTAGTTCTCGCCATAGACCCCTCTGGGAAAGGTAGTGATGAGCTTGGATACGCTGTAGTCGCTTATCTCAATGGTAACTTGTTCCTCCTTGCTTCTGGAGGTCTTAGGGGTGGTTACAGTGAAATCAATCTCAAAAAGCTTACACTCATTGCTAAGGAGTACAAGGTTAAAGAAATACTCGTAGAAAGTAACCTTGGACTTGGTATGTTCAGTGAACTTCTTAAGCGTTACTTGGGGACTATATACCCTTGCACCGTTGAAGAGATCAGACATACAAAACAGAAAGAGCTCAGGATTATAGACACTCTTGAACCTGTCATGAACCAACACAGATTGATGATTGACACGGACATAATTGGACAAGATATCTCCACTACAGAGTGCTACCCAGGCGAAACTAGATCTCAATACCAACTCTTTTGGCAGATGACCAGAATATCCAAAGAGAAGAATAGTATTCGTCACGATGACCGTTTAGATGCTTTAGCTATGGCTGTTCAGTTCTTTACTGAGAATATGGCCCTTACTGAAAGTAACGCAATAAAAGCAAGAGAAAGGGAACAGTGGGAACTTGAAAGACAATTTATTCAAGGTGAAGGCGGTCTTAACGTTGGAGCCCTTGGTTACGCTAAAACACTTGAAGATCTTAAGAAAATATCTACTTCCGTCTCTGGTGGTACTAATTGGATCGAACCCTTTTAAAGAAAGACGTAAGTTTTAAATTTTGTTTAAATTTTTTAAAGCCCTACTATTAATATATATAATATTTATATAAAGCTTTTAAAAAAAGAGTTTAAAAAGGGTTTATTAAAAGCACCTTTAAAGCCATTAACACAATATTAATAGTCTTAAACCTATGGCTACTCGCAACTACCGCAAAGAATACGACTCTTATCACGCCTCTCCTACGCAAAAGAAGCGTAGAGCTGGTAGAAATGCAGCACTAGCACAGGTTAAGAAGCGTAATGGCGGTAAAAAGCCTAAAGGAGACGTACATCATAAGGATCATGACCCTACTAATAACGCTCCTAATAACCTTTCTATAGTCTCTGTACGCAGAAATAGGTCTAGAAGGGTCTGAAATATTTTTACTGCTAATTTTTGAGCACAAGTTACGTATAGGACCGGGCCGATTTACCCCTATAGGGCTTCAAAAAACCGTATATATACAATTAAATGAGAATCAATTGCAATAAAGAAGGGTTTAAAAGGTATTGAAGGTTTGAAGGGCAAGCTTTTATATTTTTTTTTAT